AGAAAACAAGAGGACATCTGAGGTCGAGGTGTACCCGCATTGAATAGAGTAGGTGTAGCATGGATGAAGAAACCTTGGGACATATTGTCGTAGGTTTCGAGAACAGCTGGGATGTCTTTACCATGAATACCAATAGCAACACGCATAAACAAATATTGAGGAGTTTCAATCAACTTTCCTTCAACCCTTTGAAGGTAACTTTTTTCGAGAGTTTTTAAACCGAAATATCCAAAGTCAAAATCTCGGTCGGTTTTAATATGTTCTTTTACCTGTTGAGCAACCTCAACGACTTCATCTGTGATAATATTCGCCTTCTGAAGCTTTCGCATTGCGAGATGAAAGTTGTTAGGGCATACTTTATGAATATTGCTCGCAATAATACGAGTTGCGAGAACTTCATAGTCTGGGTCCGACGTAATCAAACCAATACAAATTTCAGCAGAGAGAACGTCTATTTCCTGTGTGGTGATGTTATCATACATTGATGAAAAAACCTGTTGAGCAATTTTTTGAGAGTCACATTTGTCTGAAAGTCCAGACGTTAAATTCTTGATCCTATTGGTGACGTTATCAAATCTCATATCCTCAATACGACCTGAGCGTTTAATGACCCTCATATACATTCTCTTCAATTTTTATTTTTAACCTTATTTTTTACACTCGAGGTCAGCACTTCGAACAGAAACCGTTCCCGCCACTTCCATCTTGCGATTGGGTTGAAGAAGGTATGTGTTTACGAAAAATGGACCGGTCTCACCAGCCTTGGCCACAGGAGGATAAGAACCCACGAAGCACTTGGGAGCCTTGCATGGAATTTGTTCAACATTATTGGGTTTGTTGGCGTAGGCCTCATCGAAGTCGGACATGGTCAACATTTAATATGTACAGACAATTTTTTTCGGAGACTATATTAAATGTGTGACAACCTCCACCTTAATTCTATTCAGCAGTGTGAGACCCCACTGAACACTTTGTTCTTTTCGGATTTCAACAAGAATCTTCTTCAACGTGGAATTCGTCAGGCGTTTAAAAATAAGACTGGCATTTCCATAGATTACCAGAACCCTGATGATTTATTCGCCATGATGCGTGTTGTATTTATCAACAACTCGGGTGATCAATACACTCAAGTCAATGAACAGGTTAAGTATATGAACACCAAGGTCATATCTTCAGCCATGTCTCAAATTCAAACTGGTGTATCTCAATATATTGCCTATGCTGAGGATATCGATACTATTAGCACACCCATGGATCGACCTCTAAATACTAGCACTACTGGAAATAAAATTGGTTATAACAATAAGATTGGAATCAATTAAAGCTTTGAGTCTCCTGTAGAATAAGTATGAGTCTTAATAAATACAAATGTGAAACAGAAAAAGTGTGCAGGTCTAAGGGGTGGGATCGTGCCCCCATAGATACAGTATGGCTTCTCCTGACAGAAGAAGTTGGTGAACTCGCATCCGCAATTCGACAATATAAGAAGACATACAAGAAGACAAATCTAAAAAAGGAGAGAGGAACAGATGTTATGATGGAAATGGGTGATGTGTTCAGTTATCTCTTTCAATTGGCACATATGCTAAATGTCGATTTAGACAAGATGTGGGATGAACACAAAATCAAGATGGTGGATAAGAAATATAATCTGAAGTAATAACAATAATGAGTGAGTTTATGCTCAATGACGAGGATGCAATTAATGATGTAAACCCATTTGTCCAACACGATTTCTCCCTTCCAGGAGGTGTGAGACAGACGAGTAATTTTGAAGATTTTCAAGAAGTTCCTAAAAGTGGGGGTATTCCAACCACTGGTAAAAGTGTTTTTTGTACAGTTGGATTATGCAAACCTGAGAAACAACCCTGTCAAATAGACAGGAATGTTCAACCCCGTCGTAATATTGATTACGGACTTGGATGTGGCAGGGAGAGGGAACCAGTTGTTGTTGGTGTTGAGCGTAAAAATACGACAACCCAATTAATGTTCATTTCTATTCTTATTGCTCTAATTCTATTAATTTTAGTACGTTGAAGAAATACTTGAGACGTGACTTCTTTTTACATTCTTGAATTGAATCTATTATTGATTTCTTACAAAACTTCTTAATAAACTCCACTTGCCAAGCACTCTCCATATTAATACGAGGTGGCTGGAATGTTGGATCTAGAATCTTAACTGCGTGGGCTACACGCACATACTTACGAATATCCTGGTCGTAAGTTAAGAAACTTTCGAGTAAAAGTTCAGCCATACGCTGTCTCACCTCTAGGGTCTTCTTAACCATTGTATCAAGAAACTTCTCGTAAATAATTGAGTGATCATCAGACTCTAATGATACCCAATCAGCGAAAGGCTCTGTATTGAGGTAATCTGTGAAGGTCGAGTATCCCTTATTTCTCGTGTACCTGTCATAGACAATCTCAACATATGAGAGGTCAGACTCCACATCAAGAACATGCTTTGCAGATTTAAGGAAAGAGGTCATGTACTTAAATGGAGAGTCTCATCTTTAAACACCTAAGTGAATCTCACATCATATAAAAAGTATGTCCAAAAATGTATTCAACTATTGCAAATAATAGCTTTTCGTATCTCCTCACTCTCGATGAGATACGAAAAGATTTACCAGATGAGACTAGACCCTCATGGATAAAGATTACGACAATCACTATGGTGTCGAGCTTTATCCAACAGATTGATATAAAACGACTTCGACGTTTATTCGAAGAAATTGGTTCCTATAAGATGAGACGTGTGGGTACCAAAACAGATGGTTTTGAATGGAAATTGAAACCGACGACTTTCTACAATCAGGTGACCTTAACATACCACGACACCTACAGTACTAAGTCTGTGAAGGTATTCCCCAACGGTTCGATCCAAGTGGCGGGTTGTTGCGATCTCTTCGATTGCAAACGTATTATCACCCAACTTGTTCATATTTTCAAAACTTTTTTGGGTTTGAAAATTGAAGTACCAGTGGATTCATTCCGTGTTGTTATGATTAACTCCAACTTCAGTCTCAACTACAATATCAACCTCATGAAGGTTGCCGACTGGTTTGAGGAGTATGATGACATTTTTAAGGTTTCTTTTGAGCCAGATAGGTATTCTGCAGTGAAGATCAAGTTCAAACCTTCAGAGGATATGAAGGAGATTACTACCAGTATTTTTAGTACCGGTAAAATTATCATTACAGGGGCGGAGACCCTCAAGGAGATTGCATTTGCCTACAACATCATCAACAATCACATAAATGAAAATCCCCAGATTCGAGTGTCACGCACAGAAGAAACTGATGTATTTGATATTTATTTGGGATATAGATGTGATCCTTTTGTCAAAATTCTCAAGGAAAAAGGGTTCAATTCTTGGATGAGGACAATTACCAACAGGCAAATAAAATTCTAGGTGTATATTAACAATATGTCGCAGCGACTTGGTATGGCCGATGGTCGGTGCTTCACCGTAAACTCTTCAGCTCAGCTCTTTAACAACTATGTTATGAAGCAAAATGGTATTTCTTTCGAGGACAACTACTCTTACCGTAAGCTCCTCCAATCTCAGGGTCCCCAGCTCCTTACCAAGGTACAGGAGGATGTACAAGGTAAGGGTCCATGTGCTAAGTGTGACAAGCCTCTCGTAGATGTATCCAAGATTTACTAACTGAGAAAAATCACGAAAAAAACTTTAAAACCTTCCTATAGAATGTCAACATGTTCCATATGTCTGAATGAAGTCCGGTGTACGAGGACAAATCCTCCAGCCCGGTGCGGACATATGTTTCATTCCCACTGTCTACAGGAATGGAAGAACACAGGTAGGAATACATGCCCGATTTGTCGAAAAGTGATAGATGGTACACAATTTAAAATTACAGTCACTATACAAAACAATTACACAGCAACGGCTAATTCTGTGTCATTGAATGAGGGGTCTATATTTGAGGTTTTAGATCTATTTGACATTAATTTTGATGTGGATGAAGTACCAGACCTTGATAGTATCTTAGCGGACCTTGGGGTGAGTCCTACCGACTTTGATCCCAGTGTCCTTGACACAGAATGAACTACAATATTTCTCGTAGTTTAGACCTGGATAGTCCCTAGAAGCCTTACGGGGGTCGGTGATGGCCTTACCTTTAGCATCAGTCAGAAGCGGACCAGTGGCCCAACCACGCTTGTGACTGAATACATTGGCTTTAAAAATTACACGTTTACCAACCTTAAACTGACCACCTTTCTTTACCCGTGATTCAGGTACTTTAAAGAATTTGGCTACAGCTTTGATA